CTCCGAATACACCAAAGGAGCCTAAAGCGCAATTACGGGGGTAAACAAGCTCTAGAGAAAGAGCTTTGTAACACCCGATGACAAGAGAGGTGAAAAGCGCCGTCTGAAGTGGGAAAGTATAAGCATTACCCATCGACGACACCATATGTAACTCGATGTTACTACCGTTAGGTAGGGTTGTTATAGGCGTCCTAGACTCTTCCAACCAGCGGAGAACATACCGCGGGCAGATTCGTCTAAGAAGTGCTAAAGATATAGAATCAGAAGCGCTAGACAGGTCGATCGTTCCGAAAGACCCGTCCTCGCTTCCTATCTTAGCAAGTTTCTGATTCTTGGTCGGCTGATCAGAGAGGTCAATACCAAACCTCTTTTTCAGCATCTCCTCGAAGCAGGCTCCTATTCCCTTCTGAACAAGCATGTTCAAAAGGGGCTCGGTACATATGGTCCTCGAGATTTTCGAGGTTTTAGGGACGAATGAAAGCTTACTACCTTGCACCTCTACAAAGTCACCAAAATGGTTTGACCGGATCTTTTCGGTCTCAAGCCACAGGTCGTACTTTGAGAGCTCCCTCTTGTAAAGGAGGAAGAGAGATCTGCGAGTTCCAGTCATTGGAGAGGCCGCTATCTTGTGATAGAAGCTGTCTCCCGTGGCCTTAAGCGAAGCCCCAGGTCCTGGGGCGATCCTGGATGAAATGCTTTCGCAATTCAACCAGAAGTCGCCGTCAGGAGATTCGAAGAAACTGCGAAAGCAGTTCTCCGCTTCATTCAGAGCAATTTCTTGCAATGAATCCTTAGGTTCGCCATAAGAGAAGTCACGACATTTGTCGTTGGCTTCAAGGAACTTAAGAAGTGCCTGTTTATCAGCTTCTTTGGACTTTAGGTCCTGGAATTTCTTGAGAAAGGAATTCCTCAGCTGAATAGCAGAAACTTCAGATGGACTAATCCCTGGCCAGAAAGTAATCGGAGCTTCAGAAAAAAGCTCTGACGACGATACTGACCTGAGAAATCCAGACAGATCCGAGGCGAGGTGGTAGAAAAGAGCGTGAGGACAAGGGCCCATCGTGTCTTTCTCCTAGTGTTCATTTGCGAATACTCCGTTCAGGGAACGGTCTTTATGAGGTCACTTTTTGATAAAATCCGATAAGTTTCCTCGAGGCACCCACTTTGAGAAAAACCAAAGTGTGCGGGCTCTCTGGAAAGTTAACCAGATTAATCTTGAGCGTCCTTTTAGGAACATTCCAAGTCCAGGGAAAATCATGATAAATCACATGACACCCGAGACAGCGGTATCTCCAACACCAGCAGACTGCTGGCTAAGAGCACCGATATGAGCGGATAACGCAGCACGAACATTCGCGGCGTCCACGAGATCAGAGCCAGCCGGAACCTCAATGGTCGTTGTAACGATCATATTGGTATAAGGCTGACCGGCGAGGGGCAAAACCCCTTTCCGAGTGATGGTCTTGTAGACGTTACGCGGTACACTGCCAAGGAGCCCAGTGGAGGGATTCGGCTTCCCGAGACCACGCAAGGTTTTTGGCCTTGTGAAGGTAATCGTGAAGGGCGAAGCCACACTGTGCGCCGTGACTCCAGTCTGGGTACCGCCAAGAGCAGTAACGGCGACTTGCTTGCCGTTGCTGTCAGGGGCTGTATCCGCGACATGGGTGTACGTAGGAGTGGTAAGACCCGTTTGAGCTGCCCCCGTTATCGGGGAAGTAAGGGCGAAGGACATCTATGACTCCTGATCAAAACATATGATCAATGTATTACAGGTTAAACTACTGAAAATCAGTAGTAGGGAACGAGTTTACGATGAGCGGTTCCAAGAGCGATAAGATTGACCCACCTAAGTGAATCAATCGCCGGGCATGTAACTGACAAAGTAGGCAGTTGCAAGATCGGCTCGCTCCGGGTTAGGCTCTTATGCTTAAACTCGAAGTGACCAGGACCAGTATCCTCTATCTTAAGTACCCTGATATTTGCCCCGATGTTATTAACTGTATAAGTCTGGTCGAATACGATGTTACCCTCTTGAGTAACAACGCTCCGAACCGATTTACTTAGCCAGGTAACACCGGAGGTATCAGTGTAGAAAGATGAGATGATAGCACCGGCATTGGTGAAGTAATCCACAACGAAGCTATAAGGAAGCAACTCCCAAGCCGTTGGGACAAACTCATTTAGCGTTAAGCCAAATGCAGATGTCGACAACGACAGGTCGGTCGCTCCAGTAGTAACGTCGCGGAGGCCTGCCACATACCGAACGCCAATCTCACGAACCAATTTGGTATCGTAACGAAACCAAATATTTGGATTTGCGAGAATACGTCCAGTGGAATGGTAGGCATAACTTCTAGTTTTACCAATAGCCTCTACTTTAACGGATTGGGTACGATTCCTCACCCTCTGGAACGCCTTTTGGGCATCCTTAAGGTCGTGAATGAAAGGTTTCCAACCGAAAGAGTATTCTAGCCAAGTATCCTGCAAAGCTCTCTTACGGGACTTGCGTGTATGTCTCCCTTTCGCCACTTTCTCAAGGCGATTGAGATAATCACTCATGCCCTTTCGGAGACCCTGAAGCGGGTTACGAAGCATGTGCAAGGCCTCTCTCATTTCGCCAAGAAAAACGAGACCAGACATTTGAGTCTGGGCGTTTCTAATTTCGGAATAAAGAGAAGCCAAAGCCTGGTTGTTTGCGGCAGTAGAATCAGACAATAACGGATAAAAGAAATCCGCCGACGTCAGGCCGAAGTCTCCCTGAGCGGCATTCTTAAAGATCAACCCTTTGTAGGGGGCGATCGTAGGAGTCCACTCAATCGAACAACGGCCAGGCGGATCAAACTTGAAGTCCCAGTGATTACCAGTATAATTAGTGGTAGCACTGCGACCAGCCCTTACGGCTCTCTTCCAACCAGGATTAGCATATCCGGACTTACTCGACGTGATGTCGAAAGGTCCATACGCGGTTTTGTAGGTCGCGGGTGATCCGACAATTGCTGGCGGATCATACTGTGACATACTAGACCCACGTATTTGCTTAACTGATGGTTGAGAAGACATAAGGACTCCGTTAAAGTTGCACTACCTTGGGCGGCAACAACATGCCCTAGAGAGACTCTCTTTTCC